AAGGTAATACATAAAACATTTAGGCTAGTTAATAGGGTTGGGGACATTACTTGAAAAATGATTTTGTAAAGTGTTATATATTTCTTGTATTTTGTTGTCCATCTACTGTAATCGGTCCACTAGCTACCATAAACTTAGGTGTGTTTCCTTTAAAGAAACTACCTTGGTTTAAATTATTTAATGTTCTCTTTAATATGTTTCTATTCTTACTTTGTAATATGTACTGTTTAGTAAGGTGTTCGTATATCTTAAACATATTGCCGTGCTTTTTGATGGTGTATTTTTTATTCATTAGTTAAATCCTAGCTTTCCTACAGTTTCTTGGTTCATTCTTTGACCAGTTTTAGTCTGATCCATTACAGCTTGTTCATCTGGATCCTTAATTAAATCCTGATGTTCAAGTTCTACATCAAACAATCTCATTTTAGATCTATCAATACCAACTTTGAATTTCTTATTCATAACTGGATCACTATACCTATTCTTCAATTGTTTAAACATAACACATCCCTGTGCTTGTAGATCATCACTACTTACAATCGCTAACATAAAGTCAGCTGTTGCCGGAAGACCAAAGCTCTCACTTGTATCTTCCAATCCAGGATCACTATTAGTAAATCCTTTTCTAGTAGTTTGTGTTGCACTAACAACAGGAACATTTCTTTCTACAGCTAATCCTCTTAACTCTTCAGCAATTGCTTTAATATAACTGTAGCTATTTACTTGTGCACCTGGTTTGATTCTCATACTTAACGCTATGTTTAAGTAATCAACATATATTATATCAGGTTTAAAGTTTCTCTTCATACTAAGTTCATTAAGCAGATGTCTAAAGTGACCTGTTCCAGCACTTGCAGTAGGATACTCCTTAATGATTAATTTACCTGCTGTTTCTTTTCTGACTCTGTTGACTTTCTTTTTATAAAGATCTTCAGAAAGCCCATTAAGATCATCAAGAGGTACGTTGAGCAGATTCGCATCAATACGCTCAGCAATCCTTTCTTCCGCCATTTCCAATGTGATGTATAAGACATTTTTACCTTCCATTAAATTATTGCTAGCCCAATGACACATAGCTAAAGACTTACCTACACCTGTACCAGCAAGAATAATATTAAGTGATTTATTACTTAAACCACCTTTTGTTATAGTATTCAATAGATCAATATCAAAAGGCACTTTCTCTTCTATCCTATGATAAAAATCGTATCGTTTCTCGGCATCATCTAAAAAGTCGTGGCCAATGTGATTATCAAATGAAACACTTAATGCATCACTTAATATTGTAGGAATGGATCCACTATTAGAATTCTTATCTTTACCATCTATAATACCAATACTTTCCATGATGGCATTATATACAGCTTTCTCTTGACAAAACTTCTCCGTCTTATCTAACAACCATTGTAGGTCAGGTGCTTCTTCAACAGTTAGTTGATCTATTACTACACCACAACTTTTAAATTGATCATCATTTATAGTTTTATCATTATCAATCTCAATAGCAAGAGCTTCCCTTGAAGGTATGCTATTATAATTTGATATAAATGTTTTGATTTTCTCAAAGACTATTTTTTCATTACCATCTGCAAAGTATTCTCCTTGCAAGAAAGGTATTGTTTTTCTAGCAAAGTCTTCGTTATTGATCAGATGTTTCAGTACTAACTGTTCTATCCTCATTATCACCTTCTATAATCATTGTCAATATATCACCTATAGTTTGTATAAAGTCATTATGATCTTCAACTTTATCTTCACTACTTAGTATGTTGTATTCAAACACGAGCTTACCTTCATCTAAAGATTCCATATTGACCTTTAGATAGTAGTACTCTACATCTTTGTATTTTCCCTCTTGTATCTGAATTACAGACGTATCACTCGGTGATAGTTTGTTCAGGTACTTGAACTTCGGTATCTCTGACATAGTCTCCATATAAAAATTCCTTCTCTACAGCTTTCTCAATCTGTTCCATAATTGGTTTAGTAAAATACTTTTCAGGGTCTTTCATAATTGCCTTACCATAAATCTTACTTCCATCTTGTAGTTCATATCGATTAGCTACTTTTTTAAATATATTATATTTTTCAGCTATATCTAATAAGCCATAATATCTATCAAGACCTTTATCATAGGTCAGTAATACTTCTACTTGCTTATTCTCTTTCGTAAATCTTGACTTAGCCATCTTAACCTTAATAATGTTTCCAACTACTTCTGTTCCATCTTTTTCTTTTTTCTTTCCAAGAAAACATATCGTAGATGCACTATATTTTAATCCACTACCACCAGCCATTTCTTTAGTAGGAATATAACTACCTACTACATCATAAACATGGTTAGTAATTAACATAGGTACACCTATTTTAGCTAGCTTTAAATTCAATACTCTAAAAGTAGCTTTTAAGGTTGCAGCCTTAGTCATATCTCTAGTTTCACTTCCAGTAGCAGTATCTTCTAATTCTTTAGTACTGCTTAATTGACCAAGGCTGTCTAACACCATCATCATTGGTGGTCGGTCTTTCGCTTTTGCATAATTATCAACCAATTGAAGAACGGTGTGTCTAAATCTCTGTATCGTTTCTGGTTCAGAAATTATAACTCGTTTAGTATCAATACCACGAGTACTCATCATCTCTTTAGTAACAGCTGCTTCTGTATCAAAATAGAATACTGCACCTGTTGGGTTATCATCAAGAAATCTCTTAACAACTCCCAATACAAAAAATGTTTTACCTGTTGCAGATTCTCCAGCAAACGCTGTAATCTTATTATTAGGAACTCCACCATACAGACTACCTGATAAGGCAGCATTAAGTATGTAGGATCCTGTATCTATACAACCACTGAACTGAGATGAACTTAATCCATCATCTGCAATGTTTGTATTCTCATCATTTAATTCTTTGACAATGTTTCTGAAAAAATCTGTCATAATATACTCGCTTTCATATTATTGTATTATACTACCATCACTTTTCAGAGTCAACATCTTTATTTAATTTGAACCCTAAAGGACTTAAATTTTTCTTGTATCCAACGTGGCTTGTCTTAATATATCCTTCTTTAACTGTTTCTTCTTCCTTAGGTTTAGGCTTTGGTTTAGGTTTGGGTTTTTCTTTTATTTCTTGTTCTAGTTTAATCTCAGACCATTCTTTTTTTGTAGCATCTGCTGCTTTTGTTATTGTCACTTTTTTAGGTTTACCTAATGCTTCTCTGAATGTCATATTAGCAGCTACAATTAATAATACTGCTAAAGGATCAAACACAAATATAATTGTAATAATAATCCATCTGACAGCTCTGTCTAATAAATTATTATCTAAATCATCACCATAGATAAAAGCTGCAATATATTTTATTGGTCCTACTTCAGCTTCTAATGCTAATTGTTCCTTATCTAATTCTAACTTCTCCATTGACATATTATCAATCTTAGAATAAGCATCATCTATAACTGCTGATAGTTGAGATCTTTCGTCATTCTGAGATTCACGAACAGCAATAGCTCCACTTGGTCCTCTAATTCTATCGTAATCAATTAATACTTGTACTGACTTATCTAACTGAGCTACAACAGTCTCAGCATCTGTAATTCTTACTTGTTCTCTTTGTATCTTACTATCTAATCTTTCAATCAATAAACTATTATCACCAACTGATAATGTTTGATCCATATGAGCTTTAGATAAAAATCCAAAGATACCCATTGAAGTAATAAACATTAATACCACAACAGCTGATATAAAATAAACCTTGAGTAGTTTGTTTGCTTTATCCCAGAATTGGTATAACCATGATGCAGTTAAAAGTTTACCTACTTCTAGTACTGCTCCCATAATAGCTATAGGAATTTTAGCTGCAGCAAAGATAGCCATTAAACCAACTATACTATACCACGCCGCTACAATTGAAATCGCTAATCCGACTATTAATGTGAGAATACCAAAAAACATTATTGATCTCTAGTAAAACTTAATAGCTTGTCAATTTGACCTTCAACTTGTTCTTTTCTATCAGGCCAATAGATGTATTCCTTGTCTGAAGTTTTTAATAAGTTTACTAGCAAAGGCATAACTAACTTTTCACATTCATATAATCTATCTTTGTATGCAGATTCTAATTTATCTTTAGCTGCTTCAACTTTATTAACTTTTAAACTTGCATCTCTAAGTTTTCTTGCTGCATCAGCTTCTGCTTCGCTTACTTTTTGATCTGCTTCTGTTTCCTTCTTACGATATTCTTCTTCACTTACTCCAGTGAAACCATAATCGTAATCCATATACTCTTCAGGTATTTGTCTTTTTAGTGCCATTAGAAAAAATCCTCCAGTGTTGCTCGTTTTTCAGTATCCCAACCTATAGTTTGTAATATAGATTTAATCGGTTCAAGATATCCTTTATCAAATTGTAAATTATAATCAATCTGTTCTTTTACTTTAAACTCATCCGGTAGAGTTCCATTAAATGCAATAACATTTTCTTTAACTCTATTAGGTAGTTTAAGATATAAAAACTTAATCTTATCACCAGAGAAAATCTTTTCATATTTCTTGTCAATGTTATAATGATTCAAGAAATAATTATATAACAAAGCACCTCTAACATGTATAGGTGTTGCTTTTCTATAGATCGAACTACTGTCTTTATATTTATCCATATTAGAAACACCCCTAGGAAAGGCTACATCTTCAGGTAATAGTTTATTAAAGTTATCTCGTTCACGACGTATAAGATCTTGAACAGCTTTTTCATCTTTTTCCATTATAATTTCAATCGTTTTCTTAATCAATTGTCTACAAACATTTGGTGTACTACTTCTTACAGCTTCAATACCCATCATCTTAATCTCAGGTTTCCTAACACCTTCACTATCAAGAACACTTAACATGTAATGTTTCTTTCCTGTCCAAATACCTTTGTCAGCAATCACTTCTCTTTTCATTACCATAAGTTGTTCTTTACAACCCATCTTCTTTTGTACTTGTAGATATTTCTTATTAAGTAAAGGTTCCATTACTTGTTCAGCAAATGCATCTAACTTATCTAAGATCTGTTCTTTAGTTTTATCATGATAATATTTGTCAACAAAAGGTCCAAAATTAATATACAAACTATCTGTATCAATAGCTATAACATAATCAACATTATCTGTTTCAAGAACTTTATTCAAATATTGATTAACAGCTTGTTCAGCACTTCGTATAGTATATTGACCTGTCACAGTTATACCTTCAGCAATTCTAGGATCAAAATATCTAAAGTATTCATTAGATAAAGCACCATATAATGTATTCATTAAAATCTTTAATGCAAGTTGTTTAGTATCAAGTTTCGCTATATCTTTATCATCAGCTTTTCCACGTTTAAGTTTTAACATATCAGTTTTAATACCTGCTCGTTCACCATACAACTTATCAATTAATTGTGGAATAATACCTTTCTTTGTATTACCAAAACATTGTCCTGTAGCAGCCATACAAACACCTTGTGGTATTTCATATTGATCATTCTTTAATAACTTGTCAACTTTAACATCTTGTATTTTAGTAGGTACAATAGTTTCAGGTGACATATTGTATTGCATAATAATATGTGGATATAGACTATTCAAATCAAAACTCATAACCCACTTATGCATACCTGTGATAGGATCTTTAACGTGAGCACCTTCAATCTGTCTATCTTTTTTTGCAATCTTTCTAGGTGGAATAGCAATCGTTCTTTTTCTAAGATCATTATAGATTATACTATCCCAAACAACAACGGATCCAAATGCATCTTTGTAATTAGTTAAACCTTTATAGGCAACCTCAAAACACAATGTAAGTAATCCAAGTTTCTCTTCTAATCTATCAACAACTTGAACATCTCGTATATTATAATCAATAAACTTTTGATGGTTCTCTCTATACAAAGCATTCAAACTTCCATACTCACTATAGTCTAATTTTCTTTCTCCAAGAACAACATTAGCAATATTATCTAATTTATAGCTTTCTTGATTACCATACGTATATGCATACTTTTTAAACACAGGAAGATAATCAAGTAATTGTATTCCTTCAGTATTATACCAAGGATGTTTTTCTCCACCAAAATCTTTTATAGCTCTACTAATAACACCCCAAGGTGATAACTTCAAAGCTCTTTTACTTATTTGATATTCTTCATAACCTCTTATATTACTATTCCAAAACTTTTGAGTTTTACCATCATTAAATACATTCAAGAATCTATTAATCAAATAATTCCAATCAAACAAAGTACTATTCCATCCTGTAACAACATCAGGATAATTAGCAACCCAATGATCTACAAACTTAGATAGTAAATCTTTTTCACTAAAACATCTTACATAAGAAATAGATTCTTCACCAGTAAGTTTTACTTCACTTTTGTAATCATCCCAAGGACCTAAAGCCCAAACATAATAAACATGATCTATATTATTTTTTATTGTTATTGCAGTAACAGGAAAGTTAGCAAATTTAGGATCAGGAAATCCACGATCGGATTGAACCTCTATATCTAAAGTAGTGACATTAATTAAATCACGATCCCAATACATTCCAGCATCTTTAAAGTTATCTGCTATAAATTGGTTTTCGTATCTTTCATTACCATAGATGGTAGAATTAGAAAAGTCTTTATATTTCCTAAGAAACTGATCACATTGTCTCATGTTTCCAGGATTATATTTCTTTAGATTCTCACCCTGTAATGTTTTTATTTTTGATAGTTCTTTAATTGGAAGAAAGAAAGTAGGTTTATATTCAATATTCGCCTTCTTTCGTTTTCCATTTATATAACCTCGAAAACGTATAGCATTACCATGTCGATCTACACTCGTATAAAAAGCATCTTTCATTAGGTAATATTATACACTATCTCTTTAAATTAGGCAACGGTCCTGTTGGTTTAATTAATCCAGATCCTAAAGTTTGTTGATATCCATTTGCAATATCTGTTTTAGGTGTATATGTTAGTGTTATTTTATCTGTTCTGATACTAACGTCTTTTGATTCACCAAAAGGATTATAAGGACCAAATCCAACCATAGGTTGTTTTGTCTTTTCATCCATTCTCATAGATATAACTGCCGCATTGCTTAATGTGACAAACGGTTCTTCATGAAATTTATCTTTATCAAATTTTGTAACGGATCCAAATACATCTTCACCACTTACTAATCTAAACGCTTGTACACCATTATACATTGATACCTCTCATTCTTTGTACTAATCTTTCAGCACGATTGGTCACTTGTTTGTACCATCTGCTGTCTACCATTTCATCTGCTGCTTTTTTCCAATCTTTTGAATCAACACCTTTTTTCATTCCTTTAAATGCTGATAGTCTTGGCCTACCCATATTAAACATCATATTAGCTATAATATGTTGTGCTTCTTCTGGTAAGTCATCAAAGTCAGGATACAAAATTTTACAGTCTTTTAAAACTGTATCTAAATCTTTTTCTAAACACTCTCGTATTCTTTGTTCACTTACTTCTGTTTTTGTTGGTTTACCTGATTCAGGATCTGATTGTAGAATAAGATGTCCAACACCGAATGTAGGATATCCTAAATGATCCAAATAGATATGTTTGACCATACCTTCATCAGCAATAATCTCATCTTTTAATTTTGCTCTGTTCATAATGTTCCTTAGTATGGGGCTCCGAAGAGCCCCTTGTTGTTATTGTTTGTTTTTTTCCAACAGTAGTTGAGGTTTTGATGCACCAATTTTAATTTTCTTAGGTTTCATCTCCTCAGGAATTTCATTCTCTAATTCTACATACAGAATGCCATTCACTATGTTGGCTCCTTTCACTTTAACAGTATCAGCTAAAGTAAAAGATCTTTTAAAACTTCTGCTACTAATTCCTTGATGGATATAATCAGCATTGGTTTTTTCTATACCTTTTCCTTCAATTTCTAATACTTGTTTTTCAACTGTGACATTAATACTATCCATAGTATGTCCTGCAACAGCCATTTCTATTACATAATCATCATCACCAGCTTTTACTATGTTGTATGGTGGATAATTATTAACAGCTCTCGTTGTTATGTTGTTTGTTGTGTTTGTTAATTGATCAAAGATTCTATCAACACCAATAAACATGTTGTTGAAATGATCAAATTTGTTTAAGTCAACGCTTACCATTTTGTTCCTCCTATAATTAGCAAGGTTATCATTATTGAACACCCTGTAAGGCATGTTCGTTTTTATTTATGCTATCAGCCCTTAATTTTATAATTGTTTTAATATGGTTAATAACACGTTTTTTAGTTCGGTGAGTCAAAGTATATTGTTCAAATTTACCAACATACAAATTCCTACCTTCCTTTGTTATTGTTGCAAGACGACCTTCATCATCCCACATTTCCCAATAAACATTACCAGTATCTTCTCTGATCTGTTTAATCATAATTTAATTATATACTAAAACGTATTTAATTGCAACTGCCTTTTGGATATTCTCCATTTTCTTCTTTAGACTTGCCATGTTTTAAATAATAATCTCTAGCTCTTCTAATGTTAGCTCCATGGTGGTTTTGCATTCCGCACCATTTCTTAATGTATTCATTTTCAGGATCTAATCTTAGAACTTCTTTAACTAGTGTTTCTTGGATTCTCCAATCCCAATTTTGTTTTGTACTTTGCATGCTTATTTTCTAGGTTTCTTTGATCCAGCAAAAATATCATTGCCAATCATTTCAATAACATGATCTTGTCTCAATTCACGAAGCATATTATCAATTACTTTGGCATGAATTTCTCTTTCTCTTCTTCGTCTTCCTGTAAATTCACCGACCATATAAGCCAGCGCTACAAGAACACCTAATACAAATGCTGTTGTAAAATCCATCACGACCTCCTTAAATATGATGTTATAATATCTATTAATAATAAAATTGATCCACCCACACCATAAAATAGTGCTAGTGGTTTTCCTATTGTAGCGTCTGGAAGATTAAACATAAACAATGCTCCTCCTGCAACAAAACTATAAAACATTACATTTAACCAATTCATGTTTTATCCTCATCAATTAAATTCTGTTCTATTCTTGATAAATCAACTACTTTATCGTTTAGGAAATCTTCATCTCCTAAAATATCTGTAAATGCAGCATCAGCTTTTTTAATAGCTACAAGGTCAGTTGCATTTGCAGGTAAATCTTTTCTTTTATATTGATCGTAAAGATTGCCCCACAAAGTTTCTTGAAAGTTAGGATTAAACGTCAT